GTATGTGGGTGCTACTGCACCTTCTGCTTTCTGATCTTAATCAATACTGGGGGATCCTTTGGGGTCCCCTTTTTTTTATCTTTTGACAGGTAACTATGCCCTTTCCTACTTATGCTGTGTCCACCGAACTGGATGCTGTAAATCAAATACTTAGCTCAGTGGGACAGGCTCCTGTCACCACATTGGACCTGCAGAACCCTGAGGTATCCATTGTCCTTAACACCCTCCGAGAAGTTAATAAGCAAGTTCAAACTGAAGGTTGGACCTTTAACGTTGAACGGAACTACAAACTTTCTCCCGACAGTTCAACCCAACAAATCCTTTATCCATCCAACATGCTTCAGATTGATACCAATCGAGAGAAGCATCGTGATGATTATGATGTTGTACGAAGGAACGGAAAACTGTATGATCGCCTGAATCATACTTATACATTTACTAAGGACATCTATGCGGATGTTATCTGGTATTTTGATTTTACTGATGTACCTCCTGCTATTCAAACCTACATCACTGCACGAGCAGCTAAAATGGTAGCTACCAAAATGGTAGGTGACCGTGAACTGTATCAGCTTCTTGGTGAACAAGAACTACAAACACGTGCAGCCGCTATCGAATATGATTGCAACCAAGGCGACTATTCGATGTATGGTTTCCAGGATGGTGCAAATTATTACAACAGCTACCAACCTTTCCAAGCATTGATGCGATGAGTACTATTACCCAAAGGATTCCTAATTTCCTTCTTGGCATTTCACAACAACCTGATAACCGTAAGTTTCCTGGACAACTACGGGATTGTGTCAACGCCTTTCCAGATTATGCTCTGGGTCTTCTTAAGCGTCCTGGTGGACAGTTTGTCTCTAATCTTGAAGGCGCTACTCCTGAAGGTAAATGGTTTTCAATCCTTAGGGATCCTCAGGAAAAGTACGTTGCACAATATGATGACAACACCTTTCGTGTTTGGGATCTGACGGATGGATCTCCACGTGTTGTCGATATGGGAACTAACACTGGTGTTCCTGTAGCTTGTGACCTTGTAGATCTACAAACAGAACTAGAGGATTATAACGATGCTGTAGCTTTAACTGCTACTCGTCTTACTGAACTACACACAGCACAAGCTACCTATTCAGAAGTTCTTAGTGGACAAAACACTACAGAAGAAGAGCTGTTTCAAGTTAACTACAATTACCCTGTTGGTTCTATTGAGCAGTATCTGGTTTCAGGTATTCTTCAAAAAGCCAACAATGTTTATGTAGTTAAAAACAACAATGCAGTTATTTCTGCTACCACTACCCTTCCTGCTAACTATGCATTGGGCAATGAAGTAACAGATGAGCATCCGCTGCTTGCTGCTGAAGGTAATCGTGTCTACCAAGCTATCCTGACTGTAGCTGCTGAAAACACTGCTGGTGATTTGAGCACAGCTTTAGCAGCAATGAATGCTGCTCAAACTAATTATGATAATGCTGTAACTGCAGAAGCAGCAGCATTGGCTGATTATGAAGCTGAACTAGCCAACTGTGTTATCACTACAATTCCTGCTAACGGTTACCTCAATGGAGCCACGGCAAATGACATTGAAGTACTAACCCTTAATGACTACACCTTTGTCCTGAATAAGGTAAAAACTGTAGAAATGTTAGCAACTACAACTGCTGCTAAACCTCACGAAGCGTTTGTGCTTTTGCAAGTTGTAGGTACTGGTCATTATCAGATCATTCTTGATGGTACTCTTCGGGGTTCGCATAATGCTGGTTCTGGTGGTGATGTGGATGGGATTCTTAATGACCTTGTTGGTGACATTCACAACCAAACTTTTGGTGGTAAAACTTATACCGCTGTAAGGGTTGGACCTGGCATTTACATTAGCTGTACTGCTGCATTCACCATTTCAGTGGTTGGTGGTCCTAGCGATAATGCTATGACTGTTTTCCAGGATACCGTACCTAATGTTTCTGACCTACCTCTTCAGTGTCACAACGGTTATAAAGTTCGAGTGGTTAACTCACTTGACATTGACGTTGATGATATGTATGTGGAGTTTGTTACTGATGGTGGAGCAGCTAACGGTCCTGGTACTTGGGAAGAATCAAATGCATGGGGTATTACTTATCAACTTGATCCACTGACTCTCCCTCATCAATTGGTGCGTGAAGCTGACGGTTCTTTTAGCTTCTCTCCGATTACCTGGGAAGATCGTTTAGTTGGTGATTTAGAAACTAATCCAAACCCTAGCTTTGTTGATGCTACTATTAGCAACATCTTTTTTTATCGGAATAGGTTAGGGTTCTTGTCAAATGAAACTGTTATTCTGAGTAGAGCAGGTGATTTCTTTAACTTCTTTGCTACTACATCTTTAACAGTTACAGATGATGATCCGATTGACGTGTCTGCCTCTTCGGTTAAAGCAGTTAATCTTCGCTACGTCAAACCTAGCAGTCCTGGTCTTGTCCTATTTAGTGACACGGAACAATTTTTGATTGCAGGTAATGATGATATTCTCAGTCCTAAAAACGTTAGGATTACTGAGTTGTCAAGTTATGAGTGTGATGTTGATGTTGAGGCAGTTTCACTTGGTACTAGCCTAGCATTTATTTCTAAGACTCCATTGTACAGCAGACTGTATGAGATTGCTAGAATTAGTACTAATGATCCTCCAGTCCTTATTGAACAAACTCAATATGTTCCTGAGTTAATTCCTCAAACTATTGATTCCATGATTGCTTCACCTACTTTGTCCCTTATTTCTATGGGTACAAGCGGTAGCAATACTGTGTATCAATATCGGTTTATCCAACGAGGAGATGAGCGTAGTGCTAATACTTGGTACAAATGGAATCTGACTGGAACTCTTCTCCATCAATTCTTTGATATTAGTACCTACTATGCAGTTGTAGCGAATGGGACGGATGTTTATGTTCAGTCTTATGATCTGACTCAAGCTAGCGAAGAAGGTTATCTTACTCTTCCTACTGGAGAAAGGACTGATGTGTGCCTTGATCTTTGGACTATTAATCCTTATCGAGAGTATGATCCAGATGGGGATGGTTCTGACATTACCCGTATCTATTTACCGTATGATGAAGTAAGTGGTGGTACACTCTCTGTAGTCCTTCTAGGAAGCTACATAGGCTCTCCTGAAGCACTTACCAGTGCATCGGTAGGCGCAGTACTTTACCCCACCATAGAGGGGACTGCAGGCGCCTATTACGCGGATATAGACGGTGACTATCGTGGACGTAATCTCATCACTGGGTACATTTACAATATGGAAGTTGATCTTCCTAAGTTCTTTGTCACTCAAACTGAAGGTCAATCCGTAGTTTCTGACTTTACCTCTGATCTTATTATTCATCGTATTAAAGTATCGACTGGTTTAAGTGGACCTGTTAAGTATCAGATTAACATTACGGGGCGTCCAGAATGGAGTAACACAATTGAAGCTGTTAGTCCGTATGTGTACGATCTAAACAACGTTAATTTGTCATCTAACGCTGTTCATACTGTTCCCATTTACCAACGAAATGACAACCTTTCCTTGAAGATTATTGGTGACTCTCCGTTACCTGTAACTCTGTTGAGTCTGAATTGGGAAGGTAAGTACAACACAGGTTTCTATAGACGCGCCTAATGACTGCATCCACCCGTGGTTTTACCTTTAAGCCAGCAACTATTGATGACGTACCTGTGTTGACACGTAACATGTTAACACGAGGTTTACAAGACTTTGAAAGGGTAGGTCAACATCCTATCCTTTCACTTGCTTTGTATGTATATAATGATGACTCCTATCTTATCTACGGACCAGACGGGAGTCTTTACGGATCATACGGTGTGTCTGACGACAACTATGTATGGATTCAAATGACAAACAAAGTAAAAGAAAATCCAAGGACAACAGTACGATTTGGTAAAGCTCTTATGGAGCATATAAATCAAACTTATCTTTGGACTACTATTGATATACAAAATACTGAGTTAATTAATTTAGCAAGGTATCTTGGCTTTAAGGTTCTGCGGGTGTTTCCTGATGGACCTGATAACGTTTACTCTATTGAGATTGTACGATTATGGCTCTAGATTACGCAGGTGGAGCACTTACTAATGCCTTTTCATCAGGTACTTCTGGTATAACTGGCGGTGGACTTGGTAGCTTTGCTAAAGGCAGCTTTGGTGTTGGTGGCTTGGGAGGAACCGCAGCTAAAGCCAGTCTATTTGCTAACCCTGTCGGCTTAGCTCTTGGTGGTGCTCAGCTGGCAATGGGTATCGGGCAAATGATTGCCCAAGATAAAGCAGCTACTCAACAAGCTTACGCAAGTGCTTACCAATCCACATTCCAAAATGTCATGCAAAACCGCATGGCAGAAATGCGGAATGAGCGGCGTAAGGAGATGTTCCAAGCAAGGCTTGACATGGTTCGTGAACAAATCTCGAACAATGCTGAAGCTGCTCAAGCATCTTATATAGCCGAACAATACCGGCTTGACGACATTTATGATCAATCTGCCTTTAAGCAATCTGAAATGCTTAAGAGGTTGACTGAAGCTATGGGTACTACTGCTGCACGTGAAGTGTATGGTAAGTCTGCTCAACGAGGAGCAGCTGTGTCTGTGATGGGTGCTTATGGACGTACTCAAGCTCAGCTCGCAGCTCAACTCATTAGTGAACAAGGTCAATCTGAACGTAACCTGTCCAACATTGAACGTCAGGTAATGGCAGCAAACAAGCAAGCAATGGCTTCTGTGGCTGTTCTTCCTGAAATGGAAACTTCTACTCCAATGCCTAGCTTCCAAGACTTTGCTCCAAGTGGTCTTAGTTCCGCTCTTCAGATTGGTTCTGTTGCTATGGGCGCATTTAAAACTGGTTGGGATGTTACCCCTCGGGGTGGTTCTTTCTTGGGTATTGAAAAACTTCCGTCTAAAAATTCTCTTTCTCTTGATAAACTATTGGGTTAACAAATGGCAGAATTTCAAGAAGAGCAGTTATTTCGTGGCGCTTCGCAAGGTCAAGGCTTTGCACCTACTCAAGCTCCTGACATAACTCCTTTCCTACGGGAAAACATGGAGGTTAGTAGTAAAAACTATGCTAATCTTAAATCTACTAGAGATGCAGAGCTACTATCTAATGTTCAAAAAACCCAAGATCTTTATAAAAACTTAGGTGTTTTTTCTACTAAAGCTTTAGAACTTGCCTCTACCATTGGTGAAGCATATATCGACTCTCGTATTATTGAGGGTAAGAATAAAATGCGTAGCTTTGGTAAGGAGCAAAACTATGGTGTTTCTGTTGCCGGTCAACAGGAATATGATGCTACTAAGGCGCAGATTAAAGAGACTAGCATCAAACTCAATCAAGATGCTAACAAACTAGCTCGTCAAGGTGCTCCTCTAGAAGCTGTTAACTACATTAAAAGTCTTGGCAGTTACGAACAGATTGGTGCTATTGAGTACTATTTGACTGAAAAGGGTAAAGGGTATAAGGCTGCTAAAGATGAGTTTATGCAAAGCACAACTCACACCTTGACAGATCAAGATGGCAACAAATTTACTCCCAGTCAAATCAACGATGATCCGGTAAAACACGCTATTGCTACCAGAGAATTTGGCTTGATGTACCTTGCTGACAATGTTGGCATTGGTAAAAACTTTAATCCAAATAACGCAGCGATGAGTTATTTGTATAAAGCAATGGATCAGGCAGATGAAACTGACACTACCCTCATTCGTGGTAGAAAAGCATTTAACGATTCTCAAGTTCGTGTTCAAAATGCTAAAGACATCTTTTCTGTTAATAAAGATCTTAATCAATTAATTTCTACTATTAACGGTCAACCAGATGAAAAGGGTGTAATCAGGTCTAATGCTACAGCTGTAGGGGATGCATTTGATCATCTTCTGAGTATGTATCAAAATGATCCTCGTCCTGCAACAAAAACTGCTATTTTAGACATTTTAAAGAATCAAAAAGTTTCAGCTGAAATTGATCCTAAGCAGCGTACATTTAGAGAGTTCTATAAAACCAGAGTCAAAGCTTTGACCGATGGTATGCTTCAAGTAGATGTACGAAAAAATCAAGAAAAGAAATTTGAGCAAGATAAACTCAAGGGTAATCTTGATATTTTGCTTAAAGATTTCATCAAAACACAGTGGGATGGTTCTCCGGAAACTCTAAAAACTGCTGTTTTTGAGTTGCAAAAGACTGCTACTGATAACGATATTTTTGATTGGCAAGGAACTCCTGCTGAGCCTTATTTAGCTGACGCTAAAGAAAAACAAGATCGCAAAACCTGGGAAGATCTTTTAAAGGAAGCCGATAAAAATAACACCTTGAGTGTTAAAACACTAATGGCAGCAGGTATGCCAGCTGATCTGCGTAAATCGTATCTAGCAAGAGCACAACAGCTAGACGACATTCGTAGTCGGATTCCTGATGAAGAAGAAACCAAAGGCGACCTTAAAACTGCGCTTAAAACTGCCCTTGGTGATGCTAGTCTGGATGCAAACTTTATTGGTTTGAATGCAGCTACACACCGAGCTTTGCGTATTTATCGGCAAAAAGTAGCTCAAAATTATTCAGCTTTGGGTGCAGAAGGTGCACACGAAAAAGCAGTTGCTGAAACTACTGCAATGATCCTTCGTAAAGAAGGTGATTTCACTGTAGCCGATTGGAAGGACAGAAAAGCAGGTGATGCTCCTGTTTCATATTGGCCTAGGTTTACTCCTACTACCACCATTACCAATGGTAAAGTGTACGAGGAATCTAAATATGTTACGGCATTTAAAAAGGACAATTCTATTATTGATAGGATTCCTTTAGTGCCTGAAGCAACACTTGAAAAAGTAGCAGATCAAATTAATAAAGGTGCATATGTTGATATGCCTGGCATCTACCGTCAACTCGGTGGAGACCCTGTTGCACTGCTTAACCGTAATCTGGCTGCTATTGGTCGGACTGAGCGGATGATTCCTACTCCTTCTGTTGTTATTGCACAGAAAACTACGGATCCTTCCATCTTAGCTTTGGCTAAGAAAGCACGGACTATGTTTGATGAGCAAAGGGTTTATGCAGCTGCAACCGGTGGAACAACTGATCCTGCATTTATGACTCCTCCAGTTATTCAGCATATTCAAAAACCAAAACTTACAGGTGGAGGAGAGCGTTCATCTACTGGAGCTTTGACTTATAGCGGTAACAAAACTGCTTATCAAACTACAGGTAGAGCTTTGCAACGGCTTGGATTTAAAGTAGCTGAACACCCCGATTTTGGTGGTGTAGGCAGTGGACATGCAGCAAATGGCTATCATCCTTATGGTGAAGCTTTTGATGTAACTCATCACATTGGTACTTTTGCTAACTCCATAGCTAAAACCGCAGAACTTAAGAGGCAAATTCGTGCACTCAAACTCTTCGCCAGTGTCATTGGTCCTGGAGATGGTGATTCACAACATGAAACCCACCTACATTTAGGGGGATTGCTTCGTCCTATTACTCAACAGGATATTGACAAATTGAACAAGATTTTTGGAGGTAAGCGTTAATGGCTGATCAAAATGTAGATCCAGTTGCACAACATGCTGATCTCTTTGATGAGCTTGTTGATGAACGTAAATCTTACCTTGACTACCAAGCACAACAGGGAACTAAACCACCTAAACCGTCTAAACCTGTTGCTGCACCTGTACCTCAAGATACGGTTACCTACAACAACATCAAGTATAAAAAGGCACACCTTGATGAACGTGGTTATGTAAAGCCTGAGTTTAGGCATCTTTATCAAACCAGCGGTTTTATCTATGGTAGCGGTCTTCCCGGTAAAACGCTAGGTGAGGATGTTGGTCAACATTTCTCCAACATGCTTCAAAAGGTGGCTGCACCTGGCATGGGTCTTATTGACTTTGGTGTTGATGCTGTTACCTCTGTTGCTAACCGCCTTGGCATTAATGCTGAAGGTATAAATAGGCAATGGGATAACATTAGTCGCTTTGATAGCAAAGGGGCACAACAGATTCGTAAGTTTGCTTCTGTTGCTCTTCCTTCAGCGATTGGAGCTGGTGGTATTGGTAGTGCTTTACAGGCAACAAAGCTGCCATTTATGGCTAAGTTTGCTGCTGGTGCTGCTGGTGTTGCTGCTACTGACGCTGCTATTATTTCAGTTAGCGATGAAGGTTTAGAGCAGAATAGCATTCTTGGTAGTGCTGCTGAAAACTTTCCTTCATTCTTTGGTCCTAGTGGCATCATGCCTTTGCCTGCTTGGACACAACACCAAGATGATGAGTCACCAGCTAAAACAAAACTCATTAATATGCTTGACCAAGCCGGTGCAAGTATTGTTGGTGATGTTCTTGGTCTTGGATTCCGCTATGTTAAGCCTGGAGTAAAAGGTGTTCTTAGTTGGTTTAATCCTAATGATGCTGTAGCTCGCTCTTATAAGGCTAGACAAGCAGTTAGAGCTGATGCTGATACGGTTACTCGTATTGCTGAGATTGAACAGGCTTTGGCTACTAAACCTAGTTCTGCTAATGCAAAAGTTCTGAATGAAGAACGTGAGCGTTTGATTGCTCAACTGCAAGAAACTGGTTATTCTGACGCTACAACTAAATCAGCAGCTGAACAATACTTGGAGTTTACTGAAAACTCTAGACGTGCACAAATTGATGAAGAGGCTATCCTTAAACTAGAAGCTGATCCTCAAATCTATGGAAAGTATGTTCCAGAGATTACGCCTGGTCTTGCAAGTCCTGGTGAACTAGCTCGTCAAACATTCCTTCCTGGTAATGCTGCACGTAACATGGCAGATACTGCTGCCATTAAAATGGGTGCAACTCTTGGAGATCCAGCTCCCATTCTGTCTGGACCTATGCTGAAGCGTGGATTGGTCCTGGGTCAATCACGTAATGCTGTTGTAGGTTTGGCAGAAGCTGCACGTAGAGCCGGTGATTTTGATGCCACTGTTGATGGCTTCCGAATGACTAGCAAGCAAATGCGTAATGCTCATTCACAAATCTATGCCGACATTATTCGTGCTGGTGATGTAGAAGAAGTTAAGCGGCTGTTTGCAGATGATCGTAATGTTGCCACGCTTATTGATGGTACTAAGGTTAAGTATTTGAGTGATCCTCAAAACCTTCAAGCTGAACTTGCCATCAGAGATTTGGTAGACATGTACCTGGGGCGTAACATCATGGAGACCAGTGCTCGTGTGATGGATACCCTTGGGCGTGAGATCAACACTATTGCTCAAGCTCAAAAAGAGTTTGCAGACCTTGTAGATGATGATCGAGTTCAAGAAGTTATTCTTGATAAGCTTGAGTTCCTCATGCAGGAACACGGTCTTAACAAGTACATTTCCGGTTGGCAACTGCAAAACAAAGGTTGGTTTGATCGACTGACTAAATCAAACAATCCTGGTGAACTCACTGAGTTGATTAACGAAGAGTTTACTCAGGCTGTTAACGCTAAACATGCTAGTGTTAAGCGGTTTGTAGGCGAACTGAAGCGGCTTGGACAAGAAAATCCTGAGATGGTTAAGCCTTTGTTTGAGGCATTTAGCCAAAGCAATGGTGATGTGGATACTCTTCATAAACTATACAAGTGGGCAGAAGTTCAAATGTCTCCTACTGGTATGTTGATGAGTGCAGATCCTCGTAGTATGAACTTGTTTGCTCGTACCCTTTGGGGTGTTGGTATGAACAATGTTCTGTCTATGACCTCTTTCCTTAATGCTGTTAAGGGTAACCTGTCTAAATCTATTCTTCAACCCATTGAAGGTGTCATTGGACACGGTATTGAAGCAATTATTTCACGTGATATAGAGCCTATCAAACGGGCAATGTATTACTATGGTGGTGTCCACGAGACACAGAAACGTGCTTTGTCTGATGCCATTCGTCGAATCAAAACTGTTCACCATGATTATGACTTTATGATGAGTCAGATTCGTGATGATTACCGAGTTGATACTGACAAAGAATGGGAACTGTTGGATGCTGTTGCAAAACAGTGGGAAGAAAATGGTGATTTTGGTAAGACCTTCCAGTACAAATGGTTGAAGGCTAACCAAGCTTATTCTCGTATGGCTTGGGCAAGAAGTGCTATGACAGGAATGAGCGGCGTGGATGCGTACACAGATACCATTCAAGCTACTCAAATGTCTCGTCTTCGTGCCTATGATGATGTGTTTAGTACGGCTGGTGAGGTTACTCCTGATCTTCTGGCACAAGCAGAGCGTAAACACTACAGCACTATGTTTAATGCTGACGGTGTGCTGACTGATACTGCAGCTAAGAACGCATCTGGTGAAGTCTCCTTGAATCTGGATGATGGTGTTGCTGGTTTCATTAATCAAGCAGTTACAGCTGTACCCGCAGCTAAGATGTTCTTTATGTTTCCCAAAACTGCTGCTAATGAAATTAAGCAGAACCTGTCTTACACTCCAATTGCAATGATTCCCGGCATGAATAAGTACGCTAAAGTGCTTAATGCTGGTGATGATATTGATCTGATTAAAGAAGCTTTGGCTGAGCATGGTATCAAGAGTTTTGATGCTACTCCTAATGCTATGGCTATCTATCAGAAGCTTAAAAATGAGTACGTTGGTCGTGTGGTTCTGGGAACTAGCTCAGGTATTCTGGCATACGGCTATGCTGCTGCTGGTAATATCCGTGGCAATGGTCCTGTCAATGCTTCTGAACGTCAAAAGCTCAGAGACAACTATGGCTGGGAACCTAAGACCATTAACATTGGTGGTAAGTGGGTAAGCTTTAAAGGCATCCCAATGGTTGATACCATTCTGACTTTGGTTGGTGACCTTGCTTATTATCAAAATGACATCGGTGAAAGTGTTGCCGAAAACATTATTGATAAACTGGGTTGGACTCTTGCAGCTACATTTACCAACAACACTCCTCTTCACGGTATTGAACCGCTGATTGCGGCTATGAATGGTGACGAAGCATCTTGGAGTCGTTTGACTGCTAACATGATTCGTACCTTTATCCCTCAATCAGGTAACATGGGCATTGTCAGCAATGCAATTACCTCGTCTCAGAAAGATATTTATAAGGATATGATGGGTTATGTGATGAACCGTCTTCCTATTGCATCTAGCACTTTGCCTGAGCAAGTTGATTTCTGGACTGGTAAGGCACTAAAAGATATTGACAATCCTTTCTTGCGTGCACTGAATGCAGCTAGCCCAATTAAAGTCAGCGAAGGTGCTGAACCTTGGCGTAAATGGCTGCTTGGTACTGGTTATGACGGCATTAGCCGACTGACTACTTCTTCTGAAGGTGGTTATCAATACGATGCTGAGACACGCGAACGTCTTGGTCGATTGATTGGTGAGCAAAAACTCTACAAGAAAATCGAAAACATGATGACCAAGCAACGGTTTAATGATGAACTGGATGAAGTTCGTGCATTGCGTCGCTCTGGTGCTACTTATGAAGAAGTCAAACTTAAAACTGAAAAGCTAACTGTTTTTAGAGAGTTAGACCGTATTGTTTCTGAAGCTAAAGAAAAGGCTGAGGCACGTTTGTTTGACGAACGTCCTGAGATTCGTGAAGCAATTTACGGTCAGAAACAAACTGATATTCTTATGGGTCGTGGAGATGTGGGTGCAGCACGAGAGTCTGCGGATCTTACAGATAAACGAGTCCAAGAATTGAGGCAACTCAAGAACAAGTAATCCACCCATTCCCAATTACTTACTAGCGTAATGGCTGTAACTGAAAACTTTTACACAGGGAATGGTTCAACCACTTCCTATGCACTAACATTTGAATATCTTGAAGAAGACGACGTTAAGGTAACACTTGACGAAGTTGTTACAACTGCATATTCCTTTGCCAACGCTACAACGATCCTGTTCAACACTGCACCTGCTAATGGTGTAGCGATCAGGATCTATCGGGACACGGACGTAGATGATTTGAAGAGCACGTTTTTTGCGGGTTCTTCAATCCGTGCTCAGGATCTAAACAATAACTTCCTGCAGAATAACTTTGCTGTTCAGGAGATTAAAAACTATACCTGGGATAATGAAACTCAAACCATCCACAGTGATGAACCTTGGGTTAGCTCTAACTCCCAGATTGCTACAACCGCTGCCATTGATGCACGGTTCCAAGATGAACTTACTGAAACCATTACCTCTGCTGAGGTTTGGCCGGATAACGACGATACGGTT